TGTTCAATAAAGGGATGAAACTTGTTGATATTGCTAAAAAACTCGGCATACCAGAGGGTACGATACGCAGCTGGAAAAACAGGGGAAAATGGGGAGAGAAAATCTCAAAAAAAAACCAATGCAACGTTGCAAAAGATGATTCTGAAAATAATGCAGCGTTGCAAAAAAGGAAACGTGGCGGACAGCCGGGTAATCGAAATGCAGAGGGTTCCAAAGGTGGATCGGCGCCATCACGGAATAAGAATGCGGAAAAGCATGGAGCCTATTCTAAAGTGTACTGGGATGCGCTGGATGATGAAGAACTTGATATGATTGACAGTATGGCCGATGCAGAGGAAGAGCAGCTTATCATGCAGCTACAGATGTTCTCTGTGAGAGAACGCCGACTTATGCGAAACATTAAAAAGTATCGGGAATTGGAAACGGAGAATCACGGGTTATCTGTAAAAGCGGTATCAAAAACGAAAAAGGTAGAAGACTTAACAGATATTGACGGGGAGAGTGTTGGATCTGGCAAATACAAGAAAGTGGCCGAAACAAGCGTCACGAACACAGAGGCTGTCATGAATAGCATAATGGCCCTGGAATCGGAACTTACCAAGGTACAGAGGGCCAAAACAAAAGCCATAGAGGCATTGGCAAAGATTAGAATGGAGAATGCAAAGATAGAGCAGGAAACGTCCGGGAATGCCGCAGTTGATGATTGGATTTCCGCTGTTCTCGGAGAGGATGGTGCGGATGAACAGGAATAACCGAACAGATCGCAAACAGTTCTTCCAGACCCAACTTCCCATCTATCGCAGCGATCCAGTAGTTTTTGCACAGGAGGTTTTGAGGTTTGAGCCGGATGGATGGCAGGCGAAAGCGCTGAATGATCTCGCAGGGAATACCAAAGTTGCCATTAAATCGGGGCAAGGCGTTGGTAAGACCGGCATGGAAGCGGTTGTGCTACTGTGGTTTCTTTGCTGCTTTCCTTTTCCGAGAATAGTCGCAACGGCACCGACAAAGCAGCAGCTGCATGATGTGCTATGGTCCGAAATCAGCAAATGGCAGACCAGATCTCCTTTGCTCTCAGAAATCCTAAAATGGACTAAGACGTATATTTACATGCGCAATTATGAAAAGAGATGGTTTGCTGTTGCCAGGACCGCAACTAAACCGGAGAATATGCAGGGATTTCACGCTCGGAATATGCTTTTTATTGTTGATGAGGCTTCCGGTGTCGCTGATCCAATCATGGAGGCAATACTCGGTACACTGTCCGGTGAAAATAACAAATTATTAATGTGCGGGAATCCCACAAGGACGTCCGGCACATTTTTTGATGCTTTCAATGCTGACCGTGCAATTTACAGATGCCACACGGTTTCCTCTGTAGACAGTCCAAGGACGAACAAAGAGAACATCCAATCTCTCATACGGAAGTATGGTGAGGACAGTAACGTTGTCCGGGTCAGGGTAAAGGGCGAGTTTCCGAAACAGGAGGATGATGTGTTCATGGCGCTCTCTCTTGTGGAACACAGTACGATGCTTGATCTGCCGGAGGGGAATCCCGTAAAGCGCATTTCCTTCGGCGTGGATGTGGCGCGGTATGGGAGTGATGAAACTGCCATAGCAAAGAATGTTGGCGGGAAAATCACGCTCCCGGTAACATTCAGAGGGCAAAGCCTGATGACAACAGTCGGAAAAATTGTCCAGCAGTATAGGTTGACCATAAAGGAGTATCCAGCATACAGAGGGAAAATCTATGTCAATATTGATGATTGCGGCCTCGGCGGCGGGGTGACTGACCGGCTGGAGGAAGTAAAGATTGAGGAAAAACTGAGCCGAATGGTTATCGTTCCCGTCAACGCAGCGGCAAAGGTTCCGGAAGATGTTGTCGAGGATGGAGCGGCAAAGATAAAAGCCTGTGATAAATATGAGAACATGACAACATATCTGTGGGGGACAGTCAAGGATTTGATGATGATGGATGAAATCAGCCTTGAAAATGACAATGAAGTGGTTGGGCAGTTCACTTGCAGGAAATACCGGCTGACAAGCCGGGGCAGAATGATACTGGAAAGCAAGGAAGAAATGAAGAAAAGGGGAATCGAATCGCCCGATAGGGCAGATGCGGTTTCCTTATCATGCTACGAGAAAAAGACGTTCAATATTGGAAGTCTGGTAAGCTAGGAGGTGAGGAAATGCAGGAAGAAAGCAGGGAGCAGGCCGTAGAGCATAGGGTGGATGGGTACAAGAATCTGATGAACAAATATGGAACCACGGATGATGTATCAGAGCATTATCGCTTTGAGAGTAGCGAACCCGTAACGGATATTGAGCTGACGATTAACTATGAGGAAAACGGTCTTTTCTCCAAGATTATCGATATCCCGGCGGACGATGCCGTGAGTAGCGGGTTTTCCTATGGTTTGAGCGATATGGATATTGAGAGGTACATAAACGATTCGCTTGACAAGCTGGATTTTGAGGAAAAGGCTTCCACCGCAATCAAGTGGTCCAGGCTTTATGGAGGGGCGCTGATGGTTATGGTGGTTGACGATGGAAAGGATTTGAAGGATCCGCTGGATTGGCAGAGCATCTGGGGGATTGAAGAGCTGCTTGTGTTTGAGCGTCCGCTCGTTACTCCTGACTACAACAGCATCTATCAGACGAAAGCCGGCGAAAAGAAGTCCAAATTCGGAATGCCAAAGTTTTATGACGTATCCCCTGTTTACGGATCACCGTTTCGAGTACATGAAAGCCGTTGCTTATTGTTCAAGAATGGAATACTCCCGTCCATGAGCACGAGGACGGAATACCGCTTTTTTGGAATGCCCGAATATGCGAGGATACATAAGGATCTGCAAAGGACGGTAACATCCCACGGGAACGGTGTGAAGCTGCTCGACAGGGCTGTGCAGGCGGTTTACAAGATGAAAGACCTGGCTGAACTGCTCGCAACGGACGAGGGGGAGGATCAGGTACTGGAGCGGCTTCGCATTATCGATATGGCAAAGGGAATCATCAACAGCATTGCCATTGATGCGGACGGGGAGGATTACGATTACAAAAGCATAACCTTTACCGGCGTCAAAGACATTATCGATGCCACCTGTAACATGCTTTCGGCGATTACGGAGATTCCGCAGACCAAACTGTTCGGGCGCTCCCCTGCGGGGGAAAATTCCACGGGCGAGGGCGATATGGAGAATTATTATAAGTTTGTGAATAAAATCCAGAAGCTCAACCTCAAGAACAACCTCGGTCTGCTGATTGACATTATCTTGATTGTCGGGAAGGTTAAAGGGGTGTTTGATGAAATACCGGACTATGTCCTTAAATTTAATCCGCTGTGGAGCCTGAGCGAGACGGAGCAGGCAAATGTGGATAAGACGAAAGCCGATACGGAATTGGTTAAGGCTCAGACTGCCCAGGTATATGTGGATATGCAGGCACTTGATGCAAGCGAGATACGGAACCGGTTGGCGGAAAGCGGGGAGTTTACGATCAATGATGTTCTGGATGAGGAAGACGAGGACTGGAATGAAATTGGAGGACAGACTACGCCTGGGCCAGAACACCCCACGGAATCCCCTGAAACTGCCGACACTGCTTTATCTGCAGAGCAGACTGATGCAGAGAATGCCCCAATTACACCGACTGGATGCGGGGTTATCGTTGTGCAGGATGGGCGTATCCTGACCGGTACCAGAAAGGACAATGGATTAGTCTGTGGTCCGGGAGGGCATATCGAAGCCGGGGAAAAGCCGGAGGATGCCGCAGTAAGGGAAACAAGGGAGGAATTTGGGATCAATATCGATGCCGAGCATCTTATTCCAGTTGCATTGATATCCGGGATGCCGGAGCAGTACAGCCCATCGCAGGTGTTTTTGTGTACGGAGTTTTTCGGAAATCCGATCTGCTTCAATACGGAGATGGATGATGCCCGCTTCGAAGACATTCATGAGGTGCTGGGAATGAATCTGTTTCTTCCGTTCCGGCTATCCCTGGAGGAACTGATCCGGCAACTGACAGAAATCCAGTTGACATCTGAGAAAAGACAAAGTAATATTTTAACAGAGGCTGACGGCGGTCCTGGTTCTGGAAGATACCCGAAGGGCAGCGGAAAGAAAAAGGAAAAGAAAAGCTCTGGCAGGAAAAAAAGAGAATCACTGCCAATGACTGCCAAGGAGAAGGCAAAGGTAACGCACGATATCAATAATGTGTACCACGCCAAATACAAGGGAAAGAGGGTTTGTGCAATCCGCACAAGCTCAAACGAGCCGGACAGCCCGACATACTATTATCGATTCAAGAACCATGGAT